TGGATTTGAATTTTTCATTCACAGTCATCAATTCATGAGATACCAAACTGTTTAATCTAGTGTTGTCCTCAATTCTCGACAAATCGCCATCGTGTTGAATAGCAACCAGAGGGTTTGTTTTAAATGCTTCCAATGCAAATGAATTGCTGGAAGATCCAAGTGCTTTTGCGTCAAATACAGAATAGTATCCGTCGAAAAGCTGCTGAATAATGTTAAGAACTGTGGATTTACCGGTTCCAGCAGCTCCGTATAAAACCATAAATTTTTGCAGTTTTTTGGATTCTCCAGATACGATTGACCCTATAGCCCACTCGATTTTTGTCCGCTCTTCTTCCGAATATAAAGTGGACATCAATTTCTCATAGGCAGACAAATCGCCAGCTTCAAGCGGATAATTCAACTTTTTGCTGGCGTAGTCTTTTTTATTAGTTTCTGTATTGGAAAATATAAGTTTGTCGTCCAACGTATGAAAGCTGTCCCTCATCTGTTTCTGACAATACTTATGCCATGAGTCGATCATACCCGACTCGGCATCCCACATATGCAGGACTTTAATATCGGAGTTAAAACGCTGGCGGTTCTCCTCAGCATATCTATCCAGTTCGCGGTCAATGAGCTGCAAGGCATCTTGCTCGTCCGTAGACCATAAACCACGTTCCTCAATCCAGATAGCATAGAAATCACCACCTCGAATCATTAGATCGGTGCTTTTTTTAATAATGAACTTTGGATAGATTTCTATTACTCCACGTTTCGTTGAACGTGTTGAAATCACCATAAAGTCGATCATCGCATTTTTTACTCTCCTTCCGGACGCTTAAGTTCCTCGATTTCCTTTTCCAACTTTCTGATACGCAATGCCTGGTCCTTCTGCTCGATTTTCATAACAACCAGGTTTGCGGTTGTCATAACAGCAAAGATTGTAAGCTGCTTATTAAAGCTCCGCTGTTTACTGACTGCTCTTGTGACAACGTCTAATCTTTTCTCAGATGACCGTAAGCTGCTAAAAATATAAGTAAGCATTTCGCCCATTACTTCTTACCTCCTCTTAATCCATTCATGAAGCTTTCAACAGTCTCAAACCGCCAATTTCCTTCATTGTTGAATGTAAATATAAATTCCTGATGGTTCTTCTGACGGATACGAATACTGTTCTTTCCATTCTGGAACCAGGTTTCTACCTTATCCCCAGCGTACTGAGGAAAATATAACTCGAACCACTTGTATACCTCACTATGGCTCATAACGCCCTCCTATCTGATATTGTCGAGATACCAATTGGCCTGATACCAAATCTCAATATCTCTCATATCATATCTGCAATGCTCGATTGTGAATAAACCGCCCTTGCCATCCCGTCCGTAGTCACGATTCAGGAATCGCCGAATAACATCGATGGCATGAGCCTTGTCAAATTTGGAATCATCCATAGAACCCAACCCAAGGCTCACAATCATATCCCAAAACCACTGGCCCGTCCGATTACCGATGTCCGGATCATCCATGATGTGCTCTTCTAAGCGTATAGCAAGGGCAATAATCATTTCTAAAACACTGCACGGACGATTATCCAAATAACTTGCAATCATACTATCCCGGTATCCCTGCTCATTTCCGAATCTGTACCGAAGATCGATTCCATCGTCATAACGATTACCATCAAGGGCAATCGTAAACGTAAAATCTGTATCATGAAGCAAATATAAAAGCTTACGATACGACAATCCTCGTGAATACTCATCATCACATACAAGCTGGTACATCCAGTCAAAATATGCATTGTTCAGCTCATCCCGTGTCATCATACCTCCATCTGATGCGGCATATCTTCAGCTACCTCGGAATAGGTTCTCTGATCAAGGAGAATCTCGTAGTCGCATTTTCTTGCGTCATTACGGACAAAGACGGAGTCGTCCTCATACTCTCCAAAATGATTCAAAGAATCAATTCCAACAGCATCTTCCACATCCTCAATTACTTCATCATTTTCATCAGCAAGCACGCCGTCTGCATAGTAGGTAAGGCTGATCTGCTCATACTCTTCATCGTCACCAAACTGCTCCGGCGGAATCACATACGGACCGGCTTCAGAAACAGGCTTTTCTTCCTCGTCCGAACCGAAATCAGAATATCGGGTGTAACCCTCTTTTTTCAGACGTTCCGCATACTCTTTAAGATCTGGTTTTTCTTTGTCCGCATCTTTAATACCTTCAGCAACGGTTTTCTTTACGGACTGATCCTTTAATTCCTGCTCACGTCTTAAGAAAACCTCTTTTACAGAATCAATTTCCTCCTGAGCGAGCGCTTCGTATTTATCCTTAAGCAGGTACCATGTCGCTACTGATCCAGTCGCAGCACCAATGATAAATGCCAAAGAAAACAGAGATTTGTTACTCATCTTCGTCCTCCTCGTTCTGAATTGTCATAACGGTAAGCGCAAGCCCACCGAAAAGTAAAGAGGCACTCAACAGAATGCCCCCTGTGATATGTCTTTTTCTTTTGGTATCCAATATGTAATCCATCATGGATATAAAATTTCCAATGCCATCCATCAGTGATGCTCCTTTCCGCCCATAAGAACGGCCAGACCACTAACAAAGCAAATACCAGCAAATGCTGAAAATGTTAATCCCATAAAACCTGTCATAATTCAGGACTCCTTTCTATTCATAGCTCGAAAAATAATGGTTACCTACTTGAAACATCGGTCTTCCGTATTTTCCATATTCACCAGCCGTGAAGAATATCGTATCTACATTAGTTCTGGATTGCAGTTCCTCTTCAACTAACTGGCAAATATCATCGTCTACAAAGCACTTATCAACTCTCCCATTCCACATGGATGAAAACTGATTTGCTTGATATACAACACCGTACACTGTATCCGGGAAATATACGGAATCAACACGATTTAATATGGTGTCGATCACTAATCGCTTTCCTTCCTCGCATTCGCCCTCAGCTTCTGCCATAGTTACAAGAGCAATCAGCTCAATATCTTCCCGTGGCAATAGTGTATCCTTCACATACTCTTCGATTTCAACTGCCGACACCGTTTCCTCTAAGGGTTGCTCAGAAATAATTACAATAGGATCAATAGGTTCAGCTTTTAAAGTCGGCTGTATTTCGATATATTCATGCCGGTTTACCTGTTCTGCCGAGCAGACAAAACCTGTGCAAATAATCGCAAATACGCAAAGAGCAGGAAGGACCACCATACGAATATAATTTCGCATATGTATCCTCCTCACAAAATTAGATCAGATCGAGAATCGGTCCGTCTACATTGAACTCCATTAGAATGGCTTTCTCGTAACCACCATCCTCAGTTTCACGGTTGGTCTCCAGAATCCCGAAATCAACGAAGTTGTCACCATTTTCATTTCCTTCCGGTTTATAAACCCAACCAACAATCTGGCTCATTTTGGTACGCTTAATGCCAAGCTGATCGTATACATCGCTGAGGAATAAATATCCATTAGCTTTAAGTTTGTCGTTTGCCAGATTCTGCTGAGAACGCAGATACATAAGGTTGTAATCCATATTGGATTCGTACGCCTCACAAGTATCGTCAAAGAAACGGGCATAATCGTTCGTAGAAGGTGCTGCTACATCTACGGTAGACTTCACCTTTTTCTCTTTACCACTGTCCGGATCAGTTACAGTTTCCTCAAATTTCTTTGCTTTGATGTTGTAGCGAAGTTCTTTATCAACCTCCGCGCCAAAGCGCTCAACCACCCGATTTCTGTACTCCTTGAAAGTCTTATCCACAGTTGCATAAGCGGCTGCCAGTGCTACATTTCTCTTCTTGAGAATATTGTGAGATGCAACAATACTTGCGATAGATAATGTTCCAAGAGCAACAGCAGGAGCATAGAGCTTAGCGACTTTTACACCAGCCTGTACATAAACGATAGTCAAATCTTTCTTTGCGTCATCCTTAGAATACTCCGCCGCCAGTTCCTCATTTTCAGCACATTTATGAATGGCATCAATATCTTTCTTGGACTTCTCCAATACGCTGTCCAACTTAGTTGTTGCATGGCAAGCCATAACAGCACTTGCAACAGTGCCAACAACACCAGCCACTACCAGAATCTCAGGGCTATGCTTCTTAAGTTTCACACTTACTTTGCTGAAGGTCGTGGAAACGTTCTTAATGATTTCTTCTTTCTTCATATCAGTTATTCTCCTCTTCAATTTTTTCTTTCTTCTCTAAATGATCGATCAAGTGCTGCGTGTACCACATGATCTTTTTCAAATCCTGAATGCCGTTTTTATTTTTCCAGCGGCACGCATACTTGATAATGTTACCAGTATCGGTCGCTTCGATACCTTTTAAATCGAAAGTGAATGCCTCAATAACATCGATCACTTCCAAACCTGTTTCTGACTGATAATGGCTCGGATGAGACACCATTTTATCATCTGATTCGTACATAAATATCCCTCCTAGTTCAACGGTAATGCCTTCGGAAGTTTAATCATGTATCCGTCTCTTACACGAATTACAGATGCATTCCGAATATCGGTCCAACCGTATTTATTGTCTGTATAGTTGCCAGAAACGCCAACCAGATCATAGAAGTCAGCGACACTAACTACCTGGTATGTAGCAATAAGCTCGTCCATTCTTTCCAAAACGTCTTCTGCTTCACCACGAGATTCCAGAATGATATCATCGTAATCGTATCCAGTTCGTGTTCTTGATACGTTTCCCGAATCTCGTCGATCCCGATCGTCATAATACTTACGGTAAGAAATCTTGGATGACGTTGACGATCTCCCACCTCTTGAGTTTCCGCTAACACCAAGGAATGCTCTGACAGCATCCAAGATAATGTCTTTTACGGCCGGAACCACGATATCTTCAAAAATATAGCTTTTTACATCATCTACGTCTTCCGGAACAAATACGTTTGTAATCTTCTGAAGACCATTCTTTTTCTTCGATTTGACAGAACCACTGACAACCTTTTCAACTCTTTTCTCCGGAATATCATCATTCTGGTTCTGTCGTGATTTATGGGAATTGGATTTGTATTCCTCCATCTCTAAATCTCCTTTCAATTAACCGTTACCACTTTTCCAGGGAGGGTTATCCTCGTACTTGGAATACGGTTTGTTTTCTTCTTAAACTGATACACCAGATTACTCCTGGCTTTCTTTTCGGATGCCGCGTATGTAGAACCCTGCCATCTATTTGCAACGCAGGTATCAAACTCCATAACCGGTCCATCATACATATACTGATTCATAGGACACCTCCCTTAAAAAGCAAAAGGGAAAGCACCCTGTTATAGGTACTCCCCCTCTGTCTGAATCATCGATTCAATTCTTATTCAGAATCCTCTTCTGTCTCTTCATCGATATCCGTAAACTCTCCGTCGACGATATCGCCCTTCGGCTGAGTTACAACCGTCTTACGATTCTCACGCCAGTTCTTGAATTTTGCTGTGGCCGGAACGACTACAAATTTGTAGGTTAATGCACCTGCAATCATAGCCAATCCGATAGTTGTTGCTTTCTTCATACCGCCGTTAGAAGCCGCCTTCACGATCTCCTCAGTAGTTGTTTCGATAACCTCTTCGTTGTTCTCCATAATATGTTCTCCTTTCAGATTTGAAATATGTGGTTCTTCCATAATAGTGTTTGTAAATTCTGCGAACCTTACATTAAGCCACGGAAGTCATACCTCGGACCATAGCCATAATCAATAACCAGACAAGGTGTTCCATCCGTAGCAAGCTGGGAACTAAATCTCAGATCGATATATCCATTATCAATATTCCAGCCAAGATCATCGCCAAGCTTAATAGGCTCTAATCCGACCTCATAATAGAAATCATTAAGTGAAATATACATTTCATCTCGCATTTGACGATTTAATTCATTCTCAGCCTTTTTTAATTTGTCGATGTCCGATTTAAAATATCTTCCGGATACAGCATCGAAACATAAGGTATCGCCTTTTGCTGTGACGATAACTTCTTTGTTTTCAACTGGATTTTTCTCAAGATGTTCCTTAGCAACGGCATCCCTCACAGTCTGTTCCTTTTTCTCGCCGATTGTTTCTACCACTTTTTTCTGATAATCTCTCAATGTCGATTCGGAAATGGTATACGCTGCTGTCAGTGCTGCATTTCTTCTGGCATTAACAGAACTTGCTCCGATAAGACAAGCTACTGATACTGTTCCAGTAACTGCCGCTGGAATATAGCATTTCCAAGCAGTTTTAACGACATCCATCGGCTCCAGTTTATTTGCGTGCTGACGTCGCTTTTCCTCATCCAATAATTGGATTGCTTTAGGAGTAGCTCGTACAGCCATTACGGTAGTCGTAACCATTCCAGCAATTCCAACTCCTGTGAGGATTTCAGGACTATGTTTTACTGTAGCTGTTTTTACACTTCTACAGATCTTAGTCAAATTAGGTTTCTGCATTTCAGTCTATCCTCCATAAAATATAAACGGGGCACAAGGCCCCGCGATTTATCTAACCAACCAGAATTCCGGACGAACTCCACTAGAGTTCGAAGCGACGTAGGAGTTCGCATCGCCACGGTTGATCACACGGGCAAAGCCAGCCGAAGAAAATTCCTTTTTAGTAGCATTGCGGAGCCAGCCGAACTCACAATCGTTTTTGTAATAAGCAACGCGGTTTCTTCTCTGTTTCATAAGAGGAAGCTGCTCATCGCCATCCGCTTCGATGTGATCTCGATCCCATTTATCGGCCCAGCCACAAATCTCTCCGAGAGTCGGGATTGATAAACCGGTCATTCTCTGCTTAAGAACCGCAGGGAACATATTGTACAGCTCGCTATCGATCCACTTTTTCAGATCGGACTGAGAATATCCGCCAGCATTGCCACCATCTTCATTCATCGGGCGTTTGGCAACATAATCGTCGAAAATGAATAGCACCTTATTGTTCGTAACTTTCTGAACTGTTGCTGTAAAGTTTCCGAGCTTTCCTAAAGGAACCATCATTTTATCGCCAACTTTAATGTCTGCTGGAAGGATAGAATACGGATTATGTACCGTATCTCTAAATAAATTCAAGGTCGCCTCAACATCAGCTCTGCAATAGCGAACTGTATCGCCAATATCAAATGTCGGAAATAACGGTCCCAAATCAATCGCATAACAACCCTCTGATTTTCCCTTTTCGTCAAGATCGATGTACTTTCTATACATCCTCTCTACCGTCGGAACATCGATGCCTCTTTTGGTTAAGTTGATAATTTCTTCTCCTAATGTCATTTCTCTTGTACACATAGTACGTTCTCCTTTCAGAATATAAAATTTTTATTTGGTAACTACGAAATTAGCAGGTCAATAATCCACTCAAGCATATCTTTCGCACAAGAAAAAACATAACTTGTTCGTGGATTCACACATGAATATGAATCACATTCATCTCGAAATGATTCAATCACGATCAGCGGTGGTATCTCTGGGTGTTTGCAGAGTCGTATTAACACTTCTCTTCCAGCCCATCTCATATAACTCGCCTGCTCAAAGTTATATCCACGCTGAACCACGGGCATTGTTGCGATAGCATAACGTACAGTATAAATGGCTCTTTCAGTCGGCGATTCCATTTGTCTCCTCCAAAAGAAAAAGCGAAAGAGCCTTGTTAGGACTCCTCCGCTTCATCTTTGTCTCTCCGGGCAAGTGCTTCACTGACCTTTTCTTCAATTTTCTCGTCCATTTTCTGTTCATTCACCCAATCGGTAATAAGGTTTACGCCTACACCAATCACGGTTGCTGCTACTCCAATAGCCTTAATCCATTTACTTTTATTGCTCATAATGACACTCTCCTTTCATAATACAGCTTGTAATTTCTGCGAATGACCAGATTTATTCAGAATCCAAGCCGGCATCCGGAACCCAATCCATATCGATAACCAATACTTCAAGTCCATCATCCAGTGTTACTTTGGAATGGTTAAAATCGATCCAGTATATTCCTGTATCAATACTCCATCCAACCGTATCTCCTCCTTCTAAAGGCTCAAGACCAAGCAGTTGATAAAAATGATTCGCCGGTAAATATCCGCTGATGACAAAATCACGGTTCAAATGATATTCCGCCTGAATAACTCTGTTGATGGAACTTTCGAAATATCGATTGGAATAGGCATCGTAGAATAACCTTTCGTCATTCGGATCATGCTCATCAAAATCAAGTGAACTGTTTCTAACTAATCCAGTTGAAGTAATATACACGTCCTTAGCCTTTTCCGCTGCGATAGCATCAATTATCTTCTGGTGAGCCTCTTCGCCGTACAATTCCTTTAGCTTATCCTTATAGTTGTTATAGGAATCATTCAGCAACGCATAAGCGCTGGTAAGTGCTGCCTGTTGGCGTTTACTCAACACATTAGCACCGAAGATGCAGAATATCGTTGCCGTACCGCTAATTGCTGCCGGAATATAGCAGACCCATGCTGATTTAACAGCTTCAAGTTTGCTATAAGCCTCTGGATCACCGTCGTGATTTGTCTTACTATCCGCTCTGATTTTACGAAGAGCTTTTGGTGTCGCACGTACAGCTAATACCGACGTTACGATAACCCCAGCCGCACCAAGACCAGACAATATTGTCGGTGATGCTTTTCTCAGATAGATTTTCGACCTCTGAGCGAGTCTTTGAAGATTTGATTTCTTCATCATGTTCTCCTTTCGTTTTTATTTCATAGCATGTAATAAATCCAGGACATCTGTGGATATGTCCGCTGCTACTGAAAACATAAAATTGTTATCCGGATTGATTTTTGAAAACTGATTCATTATTCGCCGGAAGTCACCAACAAATGTGATGAAATCTTCAACCGATCCAGATTTCTTTGGATAAAGTCTACCGACGATGTATCTTTTCAACTCATCAATAGCCCATACCGAATAGCTCGATTTTTCAAGCTCTTTCTTCCATTTCCAACCTAATGGAAACCACGCATCCATCTGATACGTATCGCATAACAATAAGTCAAGTTGTTCGATAGACATCTGCTCTCTCCTTTTTGCAAAAAATAAAAGAGAAACAGGATGGACTCGAACCATCGACTTCGGGACTTTGATCGTCTCGCGCTCTCCCAACTGAGCTACTGTCTCTCATAATATGCCTTGTAAATTTTGCGAAGTAAAAGAAAAGAGGCGTTGTATGCGCCCCTCTCAGTTAATTTAAACCAACGCTCTTTAAGATGCTCATCAGCTCATCTTTATCGAGTTCTGCATCTACATCCAAGTGAAGATGAGTCTTCCCATCGTTTACAGTAGTAATAGCCTCGTTCAACTGAATATCAATGTTGTATCCGGTCTTCTTGCGTATTACCATCTTTATTGCTTTAGAAATGATTCCTCTCGTGAATTTCGACACTATTCTCATTTCATCCATGCTCCTTTTACTCCTTTCAAAGCTTCAGTTTTTCATAAAAGGAATTGTAAAAATCGCTAAATATCTCGCCTATCAAAGCAAGTTTCCCATCGCTGACGTTGGATTGGTTTCATTTTTAATGCCCACATTATTTGTCTTATAGTGACGGTTGGATATAATCCGTCCGTACACTCTCCAGACCGGCTGTCGAAATATTCCTTGAATTTTGGATGTAAATATAAAGAGTCCGTCAGCCACGAATCGACCTCTGCCCAATATGTACTTTTTGTATCTGCACTAAATCGTTGCTGAATCACTGCCAGACCTTTATCTCCTATCGTAAATAGAGTGCAGCGATCATACACAGGATGATTACAAATATAAAGTTCACCGTACATCGACAAATAGATGTCTGGCTTTTGATAATGGTACCGCATTTCTATCTCCTCATAGCAAAAAGAAAAGAGCCTTAGATTTCTCTAAGACCCTCTCCTACTTAGCTTATGTTTTTAATCGTCTGAATCTTCCTCGGAATCATCATTTGCAATGCCCAACACTTCTTCTCTGGTTGGGTATAAGTTCTCATATTCTTCATTGCCTTCACGGCCGTAATCATCTAAATCTATACTGTGGCCGCAGTGGGGACACACCAGTGTATCTTCCCACTCATCCTCGAACTCCATTAAATGCCCACACTCATGACAGATATATTCTCTGCTGAACATTGCTTTAATTTGCTCCTCGTTAAAAATACTCATAGCTAAATATCTCCTTTCGTACTGTCCAGCTCCCATACATATAGTATACAAGCTGTTGTCTGTAGTTCAAGAGATAAAGCTTTATTCTCTCATAATAGCCCTTGCATTTTTCACGAGAAAAACGAAGAGGACATGCATTACACACGTCCCCAACGTTTCAGAATTTCCTCTCTACTTCTTCGTAGGTCTAAAACGGTTGATTAACCCTTTGAATGTTGAAGATGTGAAGGTTCCAGTTTCTTCAAACTTAAATCCTTTATTCATCCAGATGCCATAACACATCAACGGAATCAATAATTCTGCCGCTGCAATACCAACTCTGAAATATCGATCCTTAACCTGCTCTGCGATCTGCCGTTCTTTGAAGTCATTATCTTTCGTAACGGACTCTCCGTCCATCATACGCCGATTGTACTTCTCATCAGCATCCCACACGCTCTTGTTCTCTTCGATTCTCAGCTTGTAAAGCTTTGTCAGATCATCAATCGCTGTTGATTTTTCTTTGGTTCCGGACTGCAAATCAGATAAAGCCTTAATCTGTGCTGCAATCTCCTCACTTAATAATTCGTCAATGTTTTTCTCTTCCATTTCGTTCTCCTTTCAAATAATTATTAGGTTCATTCCATAATAGAGAGTGTTATTTGTGCGAAATATAATTTTTCAGCTCTACTCGCAGACGTACGTAACGCTGCTTATAAATTGCATCCGCGCCAGACCGATCTAATTCGAGAAATAAATAAGGTCCGCTATCTGGATCTGATTCGTCGACCCTAAGCGAACCTACTGGCTTTTCTTTAAATATAAATCGTGACAATAACACTCCAACCATTACTCCGATCAGTAATCCAATCGCTAAGCTCACCTCTGCTCCTCCTTCCAAAATGTTTTTCTGAAAATTACCACCAGGCAATTTTTCAAATATCAAAATAGCATGTTTTACGGTAACCTACGTACGGTATCTAACCTAGAATAAAAAAAAAGAAAGAGCCAGTGATGGCTCAATCTTCGTTTCGATTCATTTACAATACTTCAGATGTCACGGTTTTCAATGCAATGGCGGCTGCTTTAGCATCATACGATTTTGCTAATCCCAACATTCTATGTCCGTCAGCCATCAAATTAAACGCCTGTGCTTTCTGGGTCTGTCTAATTCCGATTGCCGATGGCACAAATGCTAACATAAGCACCCCCGCTGAAACCATACAAAATGCCGTTGCATACGTCATGACTTTGTCTTCTTTATTCATAAAATCACTCTCCTTTCATAAAGAGAGTTGTAATTATTGCGTGTTCTCACCCTCGTATACTGTTTTCTTCCGAAGATCAGACCATGTAATATAACGATCCTTCTTGCATACCGGACAGAAGAATTTGCTAATCTTCCCACCGATATCCTCAAATTCCTTACTCTCGCCCTCAAGTCGGCTCTGGCAATTTGGACAGTTGAACCGGTATACCTTCTTCACAGCTTTATCGACAATCTTCATATCATTTCCGCTCCTTGTTAAGTAACCAGAAAAATCGTCTGTACAATTCGTAGTAAACATCCTTGCAGCATGGAATTTCTAACCTAGCTTTGAGAATGTCATAGGACCATCCCTCTGTTACAGCTTTTAAAATATACTCCGCCAGTTCTCGATCAGTCTGCTCTGCAACTCTCTCGACCATATCTGTACGCTCAGAATAATATGTCTTAGCCATGGCGCATTTTGCAGTCGGATCACCAAGCGTACTGGTTACTACGAACGATGCCAAATCTTTCGGCGGATTAGAGTACCCATCAAGAACCGAATAAGCTTTTCTCCAGATTGGATACTGAAGACAGAAATGTTTAAGCTCGTAATAACGGTGCTTCTCTATCCAATAAGGATTCTTTTCGGATAGCTCCGGACGTATTGTTGTTCCCATCAGCGCTTCTCCCCTTTCCATACATAGCCTGTCTCTTCATACAAACGCTTTGGTGAAATATAGAAATTGATGCGTCCGTACTTAGAATTCATGTCCTCGATTTTTGTCACCAGTTGACCGTTCCTTGTAGCTTTTCCGATTGGCAACCATCCAGATATAATGCCAGCCCTAACCCAGGATGCATCTTTCCCATAAATTCTTGCTGCAACCATTACTGGAACTGAGCCAGTTGCAAATTCATTTTCATTCATTGGCTATTACCTCCTTTCAACGGCTATTCTAGGTTAGGAACAGCATTTAGTAAAAACAACCTCGGTGGATATGAGGAAAAAGAAAGAGGCTTTGCTAAGCCCCTGTTCTCATTCTGTTAAACCGTAGTTTCTGTAACCGAATACGCATTACAGTCAATTCCTTTCCGATGTTTTCCTGCTGACGATAATCCTTACTTCTCAAAAGCATATCCTCGAAAAATCGAATTTTATTCAGCAGATGTCTTTCTTCCACGCTCATATCGCACCTCCGTAAATATGTATTCTATTCATAAAAGCAGTTGCGATTTATGCGCTTTCCAACGTATCATAGTCATCTCACAGGGATAATCTTCATATCCAAAAGTCTCGCATGTGATCAGTCCTTCTATAACACCGGTTATTATTTCCGATTCGTATTGCTTGTATGGATAAATATAATCTGGGAGATACCGATGTATACATCCGCATTCGGAGCATTGATACCTCGGAACATTCACCCATTTGCTCACACGACCTTTCGTCCGTACAATTCTTCTAACTTTGTCATAGTATTTCAATTTTCCACCGCAGTCCTGGCAGGTTGATGTATTGTTACTGATCATATACCTAACCCTTTCTATCCTAGGTTAAAATATAAAAAGTTTAGTGTAGGAGTTGACAATTCCTACACCATGATATATGATTACTAACGATAAATCAACAATCCAACATAAAATCTCGGTTCATTATCATGAGGAGGGATTTAATATGCTGATACAATGCCCGGAGTGCGACTTACAGGTAAGCGATAAAGCAAATACATGTCCGCATTGTGGATACCCACTGAAACCAGACGCAAAGCCCAAATCGTCTCGTAAACCAAATAAGCGCAGGCGGCTTCCAAACGGTTTCGGTCAAATAAGTGAAATTAAAGGTAGAAATTTAAGGAACCCTTTCCGTGCAATGGTTACGGTTGGAAAGGACAAGAATGGCAAACCAATATGTAAGCCGTTGAAACCGGAGTCATACTTTCCAACATACAATGATGCATACACAGCTCTTGTGGAATTTAATAGGAATCCGTATGACCTGGAACCGTCTATCACAGTCAAGGAACTGTACGACAAATGGACATCGGAATATTTCAAGACTCTGAAGAGCGACGACAGCGCCAGAGCTACTACATCGGCTTGGCAATACTGCTCTGCTGTTTACGATATGCGAGTCATGGATGTTCGAGCAAGGCACATAAAAGGCTGCATGGAAGAAGGTGTTGCTACCGTAAGAGGCCAAGAGCAGACACCAAGCGCATCAATGAAGAATAAGATAAAGACGCTCTTCAATCAGATGCTCGACTATGCTGTTGAATACGAACTTGTAGATCGGAACTATTCGAGAACATTCAAGCTTACAGACGATACCATTAAAGAAATACAGACTGTCAAGAAAGAACACATTCCATTCTCTGATGATGAGATGGCTCTTCTGTGGAAGAATCTCGGACATAAATATGGGATTGAGTTCATGATTATTCAATGCTATTCTGGATGGAGACCCCAGGAGTTAGGTCTGATAGAATTAGCAGATGTTGATTTATCGAACTGGACATTTAAAGGTGGAATTAAAACCGATGCTGGTGAAAACAGAGTTGTACCGATTCATCCTCGGATAAGGGACTTGGTTTCCAAATCGTACGAAGAGGCTGAGCAACTTGGGAGCAAATATCTTTTCAATTATACAGATGAAGATCGCCGCGGTAAGAATACCAAGTTGACATACAATCGGTATAGCAAAATATTCAATCGCATTCGGGACGAGCTTAAACTCAACCCGGATCATAGACCTCACGACGGCAGAAAGCATTTCGTAACAAAATGCAAAGATGCTAAAGTCGATGAATACGCTATCAAATATATGGTCGGACATAAGATTTCAGATATCACCGAAAAGGTGTATACAGCCAGAGAATTTGAATGGCTCAGAACTGAAATAGAAAAAATAAAATGACTTGTATTTGACGCTCAAATATAGGAATAGCGGTATAGGAGTAGTGCAGGAATAATGTATGAATTACCTACATTTTCCCACTTTTTACTACTCTTAACCGCTTCATAATTCCTTGATTTTACCGGATTTTCTCGGTATAAGCCACCTAACAAGTTTCTATTATAGAAACAAACTATCCAGCATTTACAGTACCTAGAGGGTTCAAATGTAGGAATAATCGAGAAATAAACGACATCCACACGAACTTAATTACCTCTATCTACTGTTCAAAACCATCTTCAATCACATCGCCCGTAGAATCCAAAAGAACCGAGTTGCAGGCTTTGCGATAGATGGTTTGCCCCTGAATTGTTTTACCGGAACTGTCTTTGATTTGGTTTCCGCTTGAGTCTTCGATGTTATCTAAGAACACGAACTCGTTAGGATATCCTGCGAAAGCCGTTCCGGTAATAATTGTACCATCTGCTTTGTGTGCTGTATAGCCCTTCAACAAAGCTTCTTCCGTAACAGTATCGCCGGTAAGGTCGATCAAAACTTTATTGCCGAATACGACTTTATTCGCAGCCATTTGACAAAACCTCCTTATCCGATCGTAACAGTCTTCCCTCCGGCAGAGTTGTCGGTTTCTACATACGGGATTGCCTTAACTGTAACCTGAGATAAGCAGTTGTACTCTTCATCCGGCATAATCGTCTGAGCTTCTTTGGATGGTGTTACCTCCTTGCTCTGCGGCTTCATATCCTCAGAACCAGACATAGCACCTTCAACGCCAAGAATCGTCACACCCTCACGAATATTAGTAGCAATAAGCTTTGCCTGTTCAGTGGCATCAATAGACACCTTACCAGAACCGTCATGATAGCCTTGCGGTACTGTATATTCTCCAGCAACCGTTGAGATGGTACCTTTAACCGCACCGTTGTTCTTCATAGTACCTGTAAGTTTACTTCCACGAGCGTGCGCAGTCTTTCCTACGAGAATCTCTGCAACAGCCGCAGTATCCTCGGAAGTATCGCTGTCGAATGTACATGTACCTGTGATCTTTGCACCGCTCTTATCATGAGCAGTAATACCTTTGAGGATCTTATCTGCACTGACGGAATCGCCAGTAAGATCGATAAGGACATCCCCCCCCGTAAATGACTTTGTTTACATTCAGATTTGCCATAATGTTTAGTCCTCCATGACACTTTCATTATTTTTCTTTATCAGCAGTCTTGTTGTACTGGGATGTACTGATTCCAAGGATAACACCAAGGAAAGTATCAACCGCAGTGATGGTTCCGACCACCTGCTCTCCATACGGGAGACTCCAGATTCCGGCCAGTGCAAAGTATAATGTACCAGCAGCCGGAAGCAGATACATAGCAATCCACTTAAGGATGTCGTATGTCTTGTTACTCATGCTCATTGTGCTCTTCCTCCTTCTCTATAAATTTATGAATCGGGAGTTTGTCCACCTCCTGCATAATTCGCTTCGCTGAACCGTTCCCGCCCATACGTTCGTAGGGTTCATAGAGATATACCCTCAGATTTTCATATTCATCCTGGGTTACACACCCACGGTCAATATACGACATTCCAAGATACATGATCCTGTCATGTGCCAATCCAATAAGCATCTCTGTTTTAACATCTTTTTGCTCGCTTTTCTTTTGCAAATAGGCCCACAGCCCAGAAGATGCAAGAACTGAGCTAAAGATTGTAAGTACAACCTGAAACCATGGTTCCATCGTTTCCTCCTTCTTTATGTGCAATCATGCAGACCTATCAGAAACAATCAGCTTCTTGTTGACTATTGTGATTTTCTTACTAAATAGGTCTTCGTAAAGCTGTATTAAATTCTTTCGTTGTTCTCTGGATAAGAGCTTATAATGACCTCCCATCCAACCGCGAAACATGTTCTCGATATTGTCGTAATCCGCTTCTTCATTTCCAACCTTAACGGCAAGTTTCTTGAGTTTTCTACGCATGGCGGTAACTCGATCCGGGTTTATTCGTTTGATGACTTTACCAGTATCTGTAAGTGTGTACTTGATTTGCAGGAATTTGTATTTGCTCGAAATCTTAACGATTCTGGTTTTCTTACGATTGATATGGATTCCAAGTTCAGCTGCTATTTTACAGACGTTTTCGAGCAAGTCTTCAAGCTCTTCTTTACTGGGATTCATAATGTACCAATCGTCCATATACCTTCCATAAAATTTCTGCTGACGTACATACTTGACGTAATTGTCAATAGGATATGGATAGTAAATTCCAATGACTTGCGAAAGCTGATCTCCAATATTGACAGACTTCTCCATCCACTTTTCGCCAGTGAGCTTCTCTTTTGGAATGTTCCGATACTCCAGTTTATTGAAAGTATCGGTCATACAGGCCTCGTATTCCTCGTCAGACATGTACGAAACATCGATCTGGAAGCCCTTAAATATCAACGTTAAAAGCCAGTCAATAAACTCATCGTCATTGAACAGCTTCAACAATTCTCGTTTGGCAATCTCATGGATAATATTGTCATAGAACTTTGAAAAGTCACCGAATAGAATATAACCGTCATTTCCGTATAATTGGTAGTATTTGTGGAGATGGATTTCGAATCGTTTTCTCTGTTGTGAAATTCCGCGTCCCTTGATAGATGCGCAGTTATCATAAATGATATGTTTCCTAACTTCTGGAAGTAAAACCTCATCACACAGAGAATGTCGGACAATGCGATCGCGGATTTGAATGCTTGTAATAGGTCTTATCCGGCCTCTTTCATGCAGCTCGAATTCCTGTGTCGGTCCATTTTGAAGTGTCCGATTTATTAGATCATCTTGGATTTCGAATATGTACCGCAGGAAATTCATCATGAATTTTTGCGTCGATTCTTTCCACTTGCTGCTCTTCACAGAGACCTTATAAGCCCTATACAAGTTATTGGCGTCACAGACAATCTCCTCGTAGTTCATAACCTATTCACCGTTATAACAATACTTACCGTAGTAAATTGTATTAGGCTTTATTATTTATCCTTGCGGAACGGATAGCATCTCCTTCTTCGTTGGTTAATCGAAGAATCCGGACGAACTCCATTAGAGTTCGAAGCGTTGTTGTAGTTCGTATTGCCATTGTTGTTCACATTGGCAAAGTTAGCCGAAGAAACGACGCAATTTTTTAGATGTTACCCTTTTTCTAACCGCGACTTAATCGCCATGTCTCTTTGACGCCACCTTTTTATCAATCCGATTTCTCGGTCGATAGCTTTAACATACCGGTTGTATAAATTCAGATCTACATCGAATATTTCAACAACCCGCTGCAACTCGTTAATGAGCTGCTCGCAATTTACAATGGCCGCATTCTGGTAATCTCTCCTGGTCTCGTACTCGTGCATTGACCGTGGGTAAATGGTATTTGCCGCTCTAACATTGCTCGTTATTAAGGAAGCACACTGATTTACTTTCGATTTGAAACTCCGCATCAGTTCTCTGTACTTAGCAAAGTTTTCTTCCGAAATTTCTCCATACGCATACTTCTTCCGAACAAAGCTGTCCACATCCTTAACACCAAATCCCCTTTGCATAAGGAGTATCAGCATATCATGCAACTCGATCGAGTACGTAATCGCTTCGAATTTTGACTCTTTCCTGTCGCCTAACAGAACACTCATTCGTAATCTTTACCAGTGATCTCGGCGAACTCCTCTTTGGTGATCCAGCCCATCTTCACCGCATTACGAACTCTGGTCTCATTCCACATTTTCATGCTGTACCAAAGCTTTACTTTACTGTAATTCTTGCTATGTTCCATGGTGATCTCCCTTCTTAAAGCTCTACATTGGACATCATTGCAATGTAGGCGATGTCAGACTGCATTTTGGTTCTGGCAAATTCCTCCTCAGAAATATCTCTAAGGACAAACCAGTATTCCCCTGGAACCTGCTCAACGATCTGAACCAGTTCCATGTTTGGATGAACAGTCTCAGTTGTTCCGTCGCTGATAGTAACCGGAGAGCAGTTATCTGCAAATACGGATTCCTCGATCTTTTCTGTGGAAATGAAATTGTTTCCGTTCAACTTAAGATTGGAAATCTCAGTTCCATTACCGAGGGTAATTTTATAGATTTTTTCTTCCATGATTAGAAGCTCCTTTCAAAAATATAAACGGGGCACAAGGCCCCGCGATCTTAATTAACCAACCGGGAAGA